CGCACCGTTCCGTTGCCGTAGTCGCCGCGGATGACCGCGCGGGCGAGCGCGTCGATCTCTGCCTCGGACAGCTCTTTCGAGGTCGGCGGCGTTGTCGGCTCGCCCGTGCTCATTTCGGCGACGAGCTCGTTGACGCGCTTCTGGACTGCTTCGTAGTCATAGCCCGCAGCCTCAAGGCGGCGTTTTCGCTCCGTGCCGTTGCCCCACTTGCGGTCAAGCACCTGCTGTGCCAGCTCGTCAACGGTAGGCTTTGCCGGGGTCTCCGGCTCAACCGGCGCTACAGACTGGCCGCAGAGCTTAGCCCAGTCCGACCGGTCCATATAAGCGAGATTGAGGTCAAGGCGGCTCGTCCAGCCTTCGAGATAACCCATAGAGGTGTACTGGCGGATGGTGATGTTCTCGCCCCACTTGCCGCACTTCTTCGCGCCCGGCGGGGACGCCAGATAACCGCGTACGGGGGTGTAGCCCTTGTTGTAGGTCGGATCCGTAGAGATGGCATACTGCGCCATCCACAACGGGTACGTCTTGGCGACGTCCGCCCATTTCTTCTGACTCGCTTCCGACTGATAGCTGTAGAACAACGGCGTCACGCCGGTCTTGTCCTTCACGTAGTCCAGCCAGCGTTTGGCCCACGCCGGGCCGAGCTTCTTCGCCTCGGCTTCCCAGTCAAGCGCAAGGACGATCTTGCCGAGATAAGGCTGTACAACGTCCAAAAACCACTGCGCCTCCTGCTCGGGCGTCGCACCGGTGTAGCCCTTGTCCCACGCAAAGTGATACGCACCCGCGCACTTGCCGAGAGCAAGAGTCTGCTCGATCTGTCGTTTGAAGTCTGGATTTTTGTACCCATAACCGCCCGTGGCTTTTGCGATCACGAAATCGCATGGTACTTTGCTGAGGTCAATGCCGGTCTGCCAACCGGCGATATCGATGCCGTTCATCATTTTTCTGTTCCTCCTTAGTTTGTGTATTGCACATAAATGTCGCCGTCGGCGCCTAACGAAGATGACGGACTGGCTGTACCAGAATAAATTTGACGATACGCTTGTCCGCCAACTGCGAGACTTGCACAAGAAAACGCCCCATCTTTTGTAAGTTTTGTTCGTGTAGTATCATTATTCCCGGCATTAAAATCCGTATCGGCCCCATAAGAAAAATAAAGATCGTCGCCCAAAGACCCGATCTCCCAAGAACCATTCGGAGTTTTTTGAGACGCAATCGGATAGAACGATCCTGTCTTTGGTGCTCCTATATTTTTTAAAGTAGCGTTGTTTCTGCCTGAAATCCAGCTTCCACCCGAAGTGGTCTTAGATATTGCTCCGGTTATTGTGCCGCCGGAAAGGGGGAGTGCGCCAATATTTGTAGGCGTAATATCAAGGTTGGTTCTTGCGTCGCTTGCTGTAGCAGCCCCCGTGCCGCCATTGGCGACGGGGACAGTCGAAACAGCGGAAAGCGCACCGCTTCCGTTCGCCTTTAAGAAGCCGTTCAGCGTGCCGAAAAGCGCCGAGCGGATTTTGGTGACGATGTTCGACCAGAGCGTTTTCCGGGTGATCTTTTCGGAGGTATCGTAGAAGGGGAAATAGTCCCCGTCCGCGACATCCTCGACGGCAGTCAAAAGCACTGCGTCCTTCTGTCTGGCGTCGAGGACGGATTTGACCGTGGCCTGCGAGCCGGACACATAGGGGATATCTGCGGCAACGACTTCCACGTTTCTGGCGCTGTCCGGGGATTTACCGTTGACCTTTTTAACACTGCCGCTATGGTAGTCAAACGTATAAGCAAGGTGCTCTAAAGTGGCCTTTTTGTTTGCACCGGAAACGTACACCGGAATTTCTCCGGTGAGGTTTGTGCCCAGCAGTTCTGCGGGCTGCGTTTTCGGCAGCCCGTGCGTGAGCGGCTGCATCTCATCAATGGCCGCGGAGAGCGTTGTCTCATCCTCCGTACTCATCGGGATATCCGCGCCGGTGAGCGCGACATTCCCGGAATCGTCCGGATCTTTGCCGTTGACCGTATCGACGGAGCCCACGCCATTCAAGCCGTTATATACGGAGAACGTCGTGTGTTCTCCACTGGTGAACGTGATCTTGTATGTATCCGCCGTGCCGGGAGCGTGCGTGCCGCTTTGCAGCGTGATAGACGCGATGCCGTTTCCGTTCTTCACGGTGAAGGTGGATGTGGAATCGTCCGTCAGCGTGACGGTGTAGGTGTCCGTCAAACCGTTCGTTCCGGTTTTGACAATGCTTTTGATGGACGTGCCCGGCTCGCCCCGGTCGCCCTTCTCGCCCGGCGGGCCCTGAAAGTAAACTCTCTCGGGCATCGCCATTTTCCCGCTCATGGACGCTTCCGGCGTCAGTTGTCCCGACAGGGAAACAATAGGGGTAATGTCCGCCATTATGTGACCTCCTTGAGGATCTCAAACGTTGCCGGCGGGATGACGGTGTAAACATCCCCCTCCGCCGTCGTGAGCTGCACGTCGTATATATACCTGCCGAACGCCAGCGCCTTTGTGTTCTCCGGTTTGATGTGGAACGCTTCCCCGCCGGGTACGCGGATCTGCACGGCGGGCGATGTATCCATCACCGTTTTCTTGACGGTCAGAGTAACCTCGTCCTCCTCCGTGAATACGTATTCCTTCCCTGTGACTGCGTTCGTCGCACGGTCAATAAACAGCCGCGCCGTGTCGCCGCGCGTCAGATGGATGGTGTTGTCTTTGTCTACTGTGAGCACTACTTCCACGCTCCCCCTGTTTTGAATTTTACCGGCCCAGTTTTCCAGGCGCCGGAGACCTTGACGTACACCGCCGACGCTTTTTTCCACGCGCCGGAGACCTTGACATAAACCACATCGCCGAGAAGCGCCGGGGCGGTGAAGCTGGTCGTTCCGTAGTTCGTGCCGTCGTTGTCCTGCCCGACGTAGACCTTGATCGTAGCGCCCGCCGCCGCCGTTCCGGTGAAGTAAGCGGTCCTTGTGCCGCTGGTTGCGGTCCATGTGAGAGATGTGCTCGCCCCTGCGTTCGAGCCATTCACGTCGCATCGCAGGTAGGATGCCTTGACGTCGTTTTTGTACCACGTTCTGGTTTCGACGACTTTGAGCGCAAACCCCGTGCCGGTCATGCGGGCAAAATAGACCACGCTCGTGATCTTGAGGTTGTTGCTTTCCCACGTCGTGGTCCCTTTCTGCACCCACGAACTGCCGCTCGGCCGCGTCGGGGCGGTTAAGCTCCATCCCATTTAATTCACCTCAATTCGCGTACTGGATGTAGATGTCGCCTTCGGAACCGCCGGACGGACCCTCTGTTCCGGCGGTTATGGTCCGCACCTGATTTGCGGCGATGCCGAATTTCGTGTAAGAAATGTTGTCGGCGAGCTTTGCGGCGGTGACGGTTTTGTCCGCCAGCTTCTCCGCCGTGATGGTCTTGTCGGCGATGAGCGCTGCCGTGACCGCACCGGAGGCGATCTTCTGCGTCGTCACCGCGCCCTGCGCGATGTGTTTCGAGAGCACGGCGAGCGCCGCGAGCTTTTCCGCCGTGACCGCGGCGTCTTTGATCTTCTGTGTCGTGACTGCCGATGATGCAAGCTGGCTGCTGCCCACGCTTCCCTCGCCGAGCTTCGTAGCGTCCAGCACCGGGATGCGCGCTGCGGCGAGCGTACCGGACGTGATGGCCGACGCTGCGTGCGTGTGGCTCGCCGGAGCGCCGCCGAGCGCCGCCGCCGTCACCTCCGCGGCGAGCTTTGCGAGCGTGATGCTCCCGTCCATAACGCTGCCCTGCGTGATCTCCTGCATCGCCACGATGATCTCTTCGAGCGCCGACTGGATGTTGTCTGCCGAAAAGCCGGAGATCGCCGTGATGCCGAGCTGCCCGGCCGCTCCCGTTCCGGTCAGCTCGTCAAGAAGCGCGTTGAAGCGCTCTCTCACCACCGCCGTCACCAGCGCGTCGAATACCTTTTTGTTCTGCGCCGCCGTGCCGGTCAGCTTGTCGGGCTGGCTCTGCACGCCGTTCGCGGCAATGGCGGCTTCCGTGATCTTCTGTTCCTGTATGCTCATTTTTCTCTTCACCTCTTTGCGTAATTGCCTGTGACATAGTGCTTTGTGATCTGAAAGATACCGAACCCCTCGTTCGGCTCGGCGTTCCGGACGATGACCTGCAAGCGCTTGTAGTTTTTTACCTTGCGGTTGAGAAAGATCTCCTGCGGGCTCTCGTCCGTGTTGAACGTGATCCGCTCAAAATCGATGTCGGAAAAGTCCAGAATGTCCATCGGCTTTCCGGCGACCTTCTTTTCGTGGCCGCCGGTGCGGTCGGCACGGATGTATACCTCGGCGCTCGAGCGCGCATACGGCTTGATCGTCACGCAGCAGCCGCGCTTGAGCAGCGTTTTGAGAATGGCGGGCGTGCCGTCATCGTCATACTTCGTCGCCCATACCGCGGATATGGCCGCGCCGTCGTCGCTGTAGCGGCTCATGGCCTCGACGTCCGTGTTGAATTTGCAGATCCGCCCGTCCGCCGTGCCGAAATACAGCGATTCTTCCGCGCCCGCTCGTCGGTTCATCCAGCAGGACGCCGGGATGTTCTCAAAGTAGTAGCCTTCGTACACGTAGTCGCCGAGCGCTGCGCTCCGGTAGCTCTTGTTCTGCCGCCCGTCCAGCGCGTAAACGTGGCCGTTCGGGAAGGCAAGCATGTACATGCCGTTCCAGATCACCGCCTCGGCCTTTTCCCGCTCCGGCTCGTCGTTGAGAAGGTTGTTTACGTAGAAGCTGCGCCCCTGCGTGATCTTCTCGCTCGTATACGAGTTTGTGGCCACGGCCATCACCCCGGTACGCGATAGGAAGAGAGGGTCGTCCAGCAGGGAGGCAAAGCTCCCCGGCGCGATGGATCCGACGCCCGCCACGGCCTGCTGCTGCGGCTGCGCGATCTCGCTGTCCTGCAATTCCGCCGTGCGGAGATAGATCGTGCTGTCCTGCCCGTTGTCCTCCTTCACGATGCCGAGTGACTTTCCCAGCCGGCAGTACCCGAGGATCGCCGTTGCTTCGCTCCCGACCTCGTTGTACAAAAGGTCCGGGAAGTACGTCGGATCGTTCATCCCGCTCGTCCAGTCCACGTTCGGTAGGTCTGAATTTCCGGAGAGCACCGCGCGGTCGTTCGTTCCGATGCCGTAGGTCGTGATGATCGTGCACTTGTCGATGCGGTCGGTGTAGCCCTCCACCGTGTGCGGAAACTGCACGACCAGTCCGTCCTCCGAACCGGCCAGCGGCTTTGCCGGGGCCGTGGTCATCTTGACGATGCCCTTCTCGCGGTCGAGCGTGAACGCCGTCGTCTCCTCTCCGAACACCCAGACTTTGACTGTGCCGGTCGCGTCGATATCCCCGTCGAGCTGAAATTCCTTTGTTGTGCCGTCCGTCTGGAAGGCGTTCTTCCGGTACGGCGTGAGCATGTTTACGTTCTCGTAGCTCTGCCCGCCGCCGGACGGCATGCGCGTGATAACGGTCGTAGGGACGTAGGCGTTCTGTGAGGCTCTGTGCGCCGCTGTGCCGTCGTATACGTAGAATCCGCCCCCCGTTACTATCCAGAGCTTCCCGGCCAGATACGCGGCGTGTGAGCGTCTCTCCGGCAGCCCCGTGAGGATCTGCGCCGGCGCCGTCTCATCGTCCCAGGCGTAGAGCACCGTTCCGATGTGGGCGAGTTTTTTCTCCGCGCCGTTGAACTTTCCGGCGAACAGGCCGTATACCGGCTTGTCCTTCTTCCACAGTGTCCGCCAGCCGAGCCGCTTCTGCGGCATTCCGCCGCCGTCCGCCACGATGTTCGTGCACAGCGGACTTCGGGAATAGTCCACGAGCGACGGGTCTGTGGAAAAGTCCGCGCCGCGGAACGTCTTGTATACGCGCTGCCGGATGCTGACTCCGGTTTTCTTCGCCATGGCTCACCCCCGGAACAGGCTCTGCGCGATGCGCCGGTTCTCGCCCGGCTGCGTCGTTTTGAGCAGACTCGCCTGGTAGTTGTACATCTGGAGCATCGCGCCGTAGTCCATCACGAGATCCGGGAGGAGCTGCTGCGCCGCTACATAGTACGGCATGCACTCGCAGGCGTCCTCGGCGATCTCGAATTCATAATCGTCCGCCGCGTCCGCGCCGATGGTCCGCGGCTGCGCGTAGTACTCGACGATCACCTCTGAAGCGCTGCCCTCCGGGATGATGATCTGCCCGCTCCGCCAGCGGAAGCGGTTCGTCGCCGGGCGGCCGTCCGCCCACACGCGGTAGAGCGCGTAGAAGTCGTCCGGCATGTCGTAGGCCGTCACGCCGGATACCGGCCGGATCGTCTCCTCCCGAACGATCTTCTTGATCTGCGCAAGCGTCTTCTGCGCCATGTCGAAGAACGCGGTCATCTTCTTCTCGATGTCCTCGTCGTGCTCGATCTCGCCGCCCGCGCTGTGCTCGTCGAGGAGCATGTATACCTTGTTTTTCGCTTCTCCGAGCGTCATGTTGATTCCTCCTTGCGGAAACAGGGCGAGTCGCCCCGCCCTGTTTCCTTCCCAAATGTCAGTTGTCCGGCGGGGCTTCCATCTCCGCCTTCTTTTCGGCGGTCTGTTTCAGACGGTCGAGCAGCTTCATCAGAAATCCCGGCATAGGCACGCCGATCTTCCCGCTGTTCTCCAGAATGGAGATAAGTTCGTTGATAATGAGCCACACGATCACCAGCAGACCCACAATGAAATTCACATCCAGCTGTACGCCGAGCTTGCCGCCGAGCATCGTGATGAGATAATCAATGCCCATGCCCACGGCCACGATCATCAGATAGAAAACCTTCTTGATCACGCCCTGGATCCCTTTGCGGCTTGAAAGCTCCTTGTTCATCCACGCCGCCGTCATTCCCGTGACGTAATCGCAGATCATCACCGCGATCAGTACCGCCACCGGGATAACGAGCTGGCGGAGATACGCCATCAGCGCCGCCGCAGCGGCCGTGATGATCGCTTTCCAGAAGTTGTCCATACCGTTCTCCTTTCAGTCCAGCAGCAGGAACCGCACGTCCGTGGATGCCGCCGAAGCGACGACCGCCAGCTCTCCGGCGGCGAACGGCACCTGCAGCACCGTGTTGGCCGGAACGGGGAAGCCCGCCGCGGCGGTCAGCGCCTTGTTCGGGTCATACGGCGCGATGTACACGACGTTCGCGCTGTTGTTGGAAACAACGGCGGTCTGACAGTGGCAGTCCACCTTCGTCTCCTTCGTGCCCGCCGCAACGGCGAGCACGCGGTCAATTTTCATCATATTCGTTTCCTTTCTCCTGCCTCGCAGAGTTTGCGCCCGCAGGCGCAAAAGGATTTTAAATCGTTTTCTCCGGCGACATGTGCGTCGGAGAAAACTCTTCTCGGCCTGCAAACGTGCGAGCGCAGCGAGTGCGCTGCAGCAGGCCGCATCCCCATCGACGGAAAGCCCAGCGAAGCGGGTTTCCGTCGAAATCAGCCCGGATCGCCGAAAATGATCTGCCGCGCGTCGCCCCAGCCCACGCCGAAGTCGGCATACGCGGTGTAAAGATCGATCAGCGGGTTGTCCTGCTCCTGCTGCATGACGGTCGGGCGCGTGTTGTAGACGATGTTCACGATCTCCTTCATCAGTCGGCGGTCGCACACCGCCCACTGTTTGCCCGTGAAGCCGTCCGCGCCGCCGCCCATGACGATGTAGCGCATGCCGTACACGGGGTTCGCGGCATTCGTGTTGTCGTCCGGGTTCAGCATGGGCGTCAGACGGGAGTTCTCTCCGAACATCTTCTTCGCCTTTTCCTCCAGTTCCGGCGCGATGAGCACCGTGTCGAGATCGCACAGGAACGGCATGCCGTCCGGCGTCACGAAACGGTTGGCGCGCGCCTGCGCCGCCGTAATAGCGGAGACCGAGAACGCGTCCGTGGAGACGTTGGAGTACGTACCCGCATCCGCGTCTACCTCAAAGCGGCGGCCCTGCGATCCGCGCGAGGCGACAGGGTGCGCGGCGTTGGCCCAGCTCACGCCGTCGCCGCCGTTGTGACGGCCGTCGGTGTTCCAGGCGTTGGCGAACATGCGCAGCACATGCAGATACACCGTGATCGCCATGCTGTCGCCGAGCTTCGTGCCGACTTTCTTCGTTTCGCCCATCTTGTCGATCTTCGCCTGCTTGTAGCCGACAGGGACGGAAAGCGTGTACTCCACCGGCGTGATCACAGTCTTAAAGCCGCGGTGCAGCTCGGCGGTGTTCAGGTTGTTTCCGTCATAGACCATCGCCTCTCCGTAGCCGCCGGAGCCGGTCAGCTCATAGTCGATGCTCTTGGCGTTCACCTCGCCCACGACGGGCGAGAGCTTATTGAGACGGTCGGCATACGCAAAGTCGAACGCCTTGCCGACAAACTTGTAGTTGTCGGTCTTCCAGTTTCCGAAATTGTTAGGCATTTTCTTTCCCTCCTTAGGTCAGCGCATGGCCGATCGCCATGAGCTTAATGGTGCCGCGCTCGTAGTCGTGGCCGATGCAGCGGATCTTCGTCGCGCCGACGGTCTTGAGCGTGATGCCGAGGCGCTTGTCGCCGAGACTCGCAACGCCGCCGATCGCGGCGCCGATCACGGGGTAGACTTCGTACACGTCGCCCGCGGACGGCGTGCCGCCGCTCGCTTTCGTCATCACCGTGCCGGTCTTGGTGTAGTCGGTCACGACGATCTGCGTGCCGAGCGCGTCGGTGTTCGTGCTGTTCGCTGCCTTCTCCTTCAGGACGAGGATCGCGTTGTTGAAAGCGTCGTCCGCGGCGGCGGCGTCCACATCGCCTTCCGCCGGTACAATGGTCGCGGCGCTGCCGGAGGCGGCCTTGATCGTCGGCGCCGGGCACTCGAAGATGAGCGTCGGGTTGTCGCAGACAAGGATCTCCTTGCCGTTCGCGCGCAGGTTGAGCGCGTCCTCCTTGCCGGAGTGGAACTCCGCGGCAATGCCGAGGATACCGCCGGTCTCCGCAGCGGCGGCCAGAACGACCTTGCCGGCGGAAAGCTTCACCACGGCGCCCGCGTCGATCACGGTCGCCGCGTCAATGGGGTAGTTGCGGGCGGTCTGCAATACGCTGCCGCCGTCCGCATTCTGTACAGGATGCATGATGTTCTCCTTTCATCGTTTCAGAAATTCTTTGGCGGTCATTTTCATCTGCGGGTAGCTGCGGTTCCATTCGTCAAGCTCCCGCTGCTGGGCGGCCGTCAGCCCATCCGATACGCCGCCTCCGCCCGCTCCCGTGGAGCGTTCGGCCTTTGCGGCAGACTTTTCCACCGCCTTTGCGGCGGCGTCCTCTCCGACAAGCTCCTTCCAGTCGTCGTACAGGTCGCCCAAAGGCTCCTTCCCGTAGCGGCTGCCGCAGAAGCGGCGGAATTTGTCGTTCGCGTCGAGCTTGCGGAGGTCCACGTCCGGGTGCTCCCGGAGGAATGCCGCGGCGTCCTGGGCTACCCAGTCGCTCCGGCGCTTCGCCTCGGCCTCGGCCTTCTCTTTCTCTGCCCGCTCGCGCTTCTGGCGTCGGACGACCTCTTTGGCGTCCTCTTCCTCTTCCAGATCCTCCACGGTGCGTCCGCTCTCCGCCGCGGCCTTTTTGAGCCGCGCCGCGCGGGTCTTGTCGGCATAGGATTCCAGCACATCCAGCGAGTCGATCGCCCCGCCGCCGTCCGGATCGCTCAGCCCCAGCTTGGCCACCGCCGCGCCGTAGCGTTCCGCTGCCTTCTTGAAGCCCGCCGCCTCTCCGGCCTTGCGCGCCGCCTGGTATCTGGCGTTTTCCTCCCGGCTCTGTCTGGCAGGTTCGGCGGCCTCCTGCTTCTTTTCGCCTGCGGATCCCTCCGCTTCAGCTCCGGTCTCCTCTGCGGTCACGACGCCGCCCTCCGTGCCCTCTTCCGGAGTTTCGACTTCCATGTTCTCGATATCCATGCGGGGTTCCTTTCTGCCGCTGTACTGCCGCGGCCGCGATGTATTTTTGCTTGCTGATGAAAGGTTAACCCGAAATATCTGTCCGTGCTCGGCGACTTTTTTGTTGATTTTTCACGAATCGTCAAACCCATTGGTGCAACAGGCGGTTCCAGCCCCGAAAACAGCAAAACCGGAGCGGTTTCCCGCTCCGGTCGAAAAATTTCTGTGAAATATTACCCGTGATTATAATCCTGTTTGCGTTACTGTTTCCGGCTCGATGGGCACAACGGCAATGCCGCACCCCAGCGCACCCGCCACCTTCACCAGCGTGTCAAGCTGCGGCGTCGCCTTTTTGCTCTCCAGACGGGCGATGACCGACTGTGTGAGACAGGCGGCCTCCGCCAGCTCCTTCTGCGTCATGCCCCGGTCGTGCCGCCGTTCGATCAGCCGGTCGATGATGGCGGCGCAGCTCTCACCCATGGACCGCACCCCCTATGGGAACGCTGTCAATGTAGCAGCTGTCAGAACAGAGGTCTACCTTGTTGCTCCATACCTTTTCGCTGTCAACACTCGGGTCAATGTCCCATGCTACGGAATGGGTGTCGTCCACATAGACCCGGCGAAAATTCTCCATCTGGATAAGCGGCTCGAAAAC